GGAGACTGCCGTATGCCCAGAGTCGTTTGCTTGTGGAAACGTACCAGACCCATTGTCTGCCGTATCGTTCACCCAATTTCGGATAACGCTGCTATCCGGGTCGTACTTGATCGCCGCTCGACCATCGCATAGGTAGGCAAAGCCTAGATTGTTAGCCCTGCCGATATACGGAGAGTTCGGCGAGAAGAGGTAGTCTCCGTTGCGAGTCGGTGACGTCGGCGTGGAAGCGGCCCCGCCTGCCCCGCGTTCGGGAATCGCATAGAGCTTTCCGCCGCACACGCCGTAGATATTGAGAGAGCGAACGCCTAAGTTCGTCGAAGACGCGGCGTTGATCGGCACGGTAACGAGCGAGCCAAGTACCTGGATCTTGGTACTCGCGGCCAAGGCCGAGGAGTACGCCGACATTCCCGGTCGCTGCCCGCCGCGCGAACGATCATCGTAATCGTAACCGCGAACATTCTCACAGTCGATTGTCGTGTTTTCGGGTTGCTCCCTCTTCGCCCAGTTCCTGTTCAGGCCAAGGATCGGGAACTTGAGTGAAAGGTGTTTTGGCTCACGCATTTTCTCTTTCCAAAAGGCCTCCGCCGCGAATTAGTGGATGCTTCTTTTTCTCATAGAGCTTTGGTTTCTTACCAACTCTTTCTCTTGGGTTCTCTTCCCATTTCTTTCGCTCGGCGATACTCTGGTCTCGTACTTTTTGTTGATCGTCATTCCAATTTCGGCGATGTGCGAGTGGAATTTTTCGAGTAATTCTTTGAATGGTTCCATCCATTCGAAAATACTTCCATGTTTCGTAACCAAGATAAGGCTGAACATGGTAACTCACTTCTGGAAATGGATCGTCCGGGTCAATTATAATGCCGGCCGCTTCTGCTTGATCAATCGGCATATGTGGCGCAAGTTTGCCGGCCGTACCGCCTTCATCTGTTCCCCACAGTTCGACATTGCCTGAGTTGTCCTTTCCGTAGATACCGGATATGTTTAATCCAGTCATTGTTGGATTGGCAGTGTTGTCTTCAAACGCAAGTACTTTTCCGCTATTAGCGGATGGGCCCACGCCGGCTGTTCCAATTATTACATCGCCAGTAGCGTTGATCCTAAGTCTTTCCGTAGACGCACTACCTGTTGCTGTCGTAGATAGTGAAATGTATCCGCCGTAAGTTCCTGCGGCGTCTTTTGCACCTAAGATTGTCCCGAAACTAAAGGGAGTGGTGGCCTCACCAGATTCTCCGCCTAATATCAGGCTTGCGCCTTTACCGGTAGCAGCAGCGTCTGTCGAAAAACATGCGATATGTGACTTATTTGCTGCTACGTCGGCAAATATGTTTAAGGAATTACTCATAACCGTAGTGGAGGTATTGTTCGGATCCCCGATTTGTAATCCATTGCCGTAGGCTAAAGCTGTCTGCGCTGCCCCACCAGCTTCGATAATAACACCACCTCCTGTTCCAAATATTCCAACCCCCGTAACGTTGAGCCCGAGGGTTATGGAAAACGCAGTCGCTGATTCATCCCACCAAAGCCTAGGCCTATTTGCGTCGGTGGTACCTTCATCTACTGTGATTAGATCTTGATCGGCCGCCGCGTTGGTGCCAATATTTATGCCATTTGCACTAGCGACTTCCAAGGGGCGTAGTAAATAATTTGTCGATCCAGAATCTGCTGTTATGCGAACTCCACTCACAGCGCCGTCGTACAGACGCATGTAGCCTGCGTCCGTGTTTTCCACATGCAGAGAACAAGCGTTATTTGCCCCTACCGGGACCTTAATTCCATTTAGGTCCGTTACATTTAATTCCTGCGTAAGAGAGAAAGCGTTCTCGCTTTCATCCCACCAAAGCCTAGGCTTACTTGCGTCCGCAGTTCCTTCTTCGACAGTAATGAGATCCTGGTCTGCTGCAGCGCCGGAACCAACATTAAGACCGTTCGCGCTATCGATGACGAGCCCGCCCTCGAGTCCGGTTAGTATAAGAGCGCCAGTGGCCCCCGGTCCAGCGGCCCATACTTCATCCCACCACAGCTTTGGCGTACCGGTGACATTCAGAGTTAGGATGTCAGTGTCAATATCACTCGAAGGAGTGAAGTCCAGTCCGTTTGCTGTCTTAATGGTTACAGCGCCCGATTGAAAGATGACGCCAACTGTGAAAGAAAATTGCGTTTCACTTTCGTCCCACCAGAATTTCGGCTTATTCGCGTCGGCCGTTGCCTCTTCAACTGTAATGAGATCCTGGTCGCCGGTTGATCCGCTACCGATATTAATGCCGGCATTAGATGAAAAGACGACTCCACCCTCGAGATTAGAAAAGATGAGAGCGCCAGTCGAAGCGGGTCCGGCAGCCCAGGTATCATCCCACCAGATTTTTCCCGTACCAACGTTATTCCGGACGGTAAGTAAGTCCTGGTCTGCAGCGGTACCGTCGCCGCAGTCGATTCCATTCGTGGTCCCAACCACGACAGCGGTAACAATCGCACCAAATAGCGTCGTCAAGGACATGTACTCATCAGTGCCACCTGACGAGTCCACGATATACATGATGTCAGTTCCTGCATAGACAGTAGTCGCTACGGCCGAATTAACTTCTTGAAGTTTTTTATCTGTTGCGCTCATAGGATCCTTCCTTATTCGTCGTAGGTTACGGCGCTACTGAGGCGGTCTCGGTAGCGGTCGATCTCTCCGGGTCGTGTCCACTTCGACTGGATTGACCCGTCCCCGTTATACCCGAGCAGAACTGGCGCTCGCCTCTGGTCGGCAACAACCGATGCAATAAGCCTGGACTTATACTGGCGAAACATACCGCCTTCTTTGCCGGTCTTACGTAATTCGGCCTCAGCTAGCATCGCACACCTGATTGTCTCGGTATGTACTCTGCCGCCAAGCGGATAGGGATTATCCTCGTCGATCATCTTGGGGACGACCGTGTACGGCATGTTGAGCGTGTACTCGCCATTGGGAATTGGGTATACTAGAAGCTCTTGTGTTTGTTGTGATGCACCATCGACAGTCGAAGGCCTTGTGGCAAACCAGGCCGACGGACCATTCGAGTCGTCCATCGCCGTCATCTTCTCGATTCTAGTGACAGACGTATACTTCAGCGCGTCATACTCGTCGTCATTCGTATATGTCATGTCCCCATCCGGGGCGTCGTAATGGTCCGGCAGTGGGTAGACCTGCTGGCCGGTCACGAGGTCAAGCGTCCCAGTTGGATTCAGAAAGGACCACCGGTGGGACGTACGCTGCTGGTCGATCGGCGGAGGGAAATAGAACGTCATGATCGCAGCTTCTAGGATTGAATTTGATTCGACCTGGAGACTTCTTCCCCATGCGTCCGGGTCGGCACCCCACCCCATATGGGCACCAAGACGACTGAGAAACCATTTAAACGTGCCATAGTCGGGAGTCGTTACTGGAAACACCATACTTAACCTCCTACGGCCTTGGTCTCGAGTTCGAGTAGATATCTTCGTTAGCCTTGCTCACTATGGCCATGTCAATTGCCATGGAAGATTGAAGCTGCTGCATGAATCGCTCATGGCATGGCCCGCTGGCTCTCGTCTTAATTAGTTCGGCAATAGAAAGGCAGGCCATCATTATTGTCTCTGCGTGTACTGCGTTCCCTCGTGGATACAGGTTTGTCTCCGAAAGGTCTGCCGGGTTAGATCTGTATCTAATCACGACTCCGGTCTTCGCGGCAACTGTTGCATTCGGTTCTGGGTAGACGAGCATTTCCCAGACTTGATCGGCGGTCGCGTCCTCGCTCCCGGATTCAAGCTTCGGCCGAATGGCGCAATATGTCGGAGTCCCTTCTGGCGTTTCTTTCTTTCCGTACAGAGCTAATAACTCGTGTTCGGAGACAATCTCCAGTTTGCGGTACTCGTCCGATGCGACTGAACCGCCGCCAGACCATGTCACGGAGTCAACTCGTCCACCGAAAGTCGTCGGCAAGTCGTACTCAATCTGATCGTCAACCATCGACGTGGTATATCTGAGATTTAGAAATGACCACGTGAATGTTGAGCCGTCTTGCGCCGGTGGGATTGGCGGATTATAGAACAGGCGAACGCCACGCTGCACGATCCAGTTAGACAACTGAAGTTCTTGCGCGTCATATGTGTTCTGGTCTGGGTCGTATTCAAGATAAAGGCCGACGCCGAGCATCAGCCATTGATACGTCCCATATGTCGGTTCGGTTGTCGGCCACGCCATTAGGAGTCTCCTACACCTGCCGTTTCGCTTCTTGGTCTATTCGGATACTCGCACCGAGCAACCCTTGAAACTTCTGAGTATGAATTCCATTAGGTTCATCGTCGAGGAACTCTTCCGCAGCGGAGAGCACAGCCTCGATAATGCATTCAGAATGCAGGGCCCCGCCGATTGGAAACATGTTCGTTGCGTCGACCGTGTCAGGTGCGACGACGTATCGGTAAGTGATCACATCACCAGCCTCGGTTGCTGCAGGCGTCGGATAAAATAGCATTTCGTAGCGATGCCCAGTTGCTGGAACATATGCCTTTTGCCTCTGAGCCCAATATAGCGGCGTCCCGGTGGCGCCATCTTGTATTCTGAGGGCCAGAAGTTCTTCTGGTGAAATCTTCCGCAACCTTCGACCATCAGTACCTGAAGCATCGGTCGAATATACAACAGATCTCGGTAAGACAAGTCCACCAAAATCATCTGAAAGATCATAGTCCCAGTCGGCATTGACGAGCGTATGTGTCGCGGTTGGACGTAAAAATTCCCACTCATACGGAATCGTTTCCGGTGGGATCGCTGCCGGGTAGTAGAACTTACGCAAGCCCTTCTTGACGATTAGGACGAAATCAGTGGTCTGTGTTGTTTCCCAACTAGCTGCTGTTCGATCCCATCCAGCAAAGATCGCCACGTAAGACTGCAGGTCGGTCCACCGGACTGATAGTGTGGATTCAGCCATAGTTCTCCTTTACGTGAACGCCATACAAATTGCCTGCACCGAGTTGGATGCACCGGTGACGTTATGGATGCTAATCTTCTCGATGACGTCAAGCGTGCCGACCGTGCCCCAACCTTCGACATGATCGGAACTATGCGCGTCGTCTCTGCCGAGTATGAACGGCGAGCCAAATTCTTTGGCTACCCCACTCCCGGTAAGTGGCAACGTGTTCACCTGCACAAGTGCATCACCGTCATTGGTTATGATTTCCACATATGCGTCAAAGTCAACGGCAAGCAACATGTAATCGAAGTCAGCAAGATCGGTTGATATGTCGAACATCGTGGTTGTGCCGGCCGCAGCGATTGTCGCTACTTTTTGATATGGAAGATCGCTGGCAATTGTGGTCGACACAGGCTTAAACGGAGATCCGAACCGATATGGAACGTTATTAATGATCGCCGTCATGTACGTGTATGTGAAAATTTTCGAAGACATTACTTACTCCGCAAGCCTGACATTGCTTGGGTGACAGTTTCGAATCTGTCCAGTATCGTCGTCAAGCAAAACGAGTACCTTATCCCTTTTGATTCCCTGGTATTTCCCAATTACTTCTTTGCCGAATCTCCACTTCACCATGACGTCAGTTCCGAGAGGAAGCTTTCCTTCCCTCTCTTTAACTACGTCCATGAAGTTTTGTTGCGGGGCATCCGCATCCGCGCCGCACTCAACCGCAATCTGAATCAAGGCGTGTTCGCCGATGTTATACGACACCTTATCGTATAACCGGCGCCACCTGAGGTACGTTTCCTTGATTTCGATGCTGAGTTCCGGCCCGGGAGTAATACCGAGCAGGTTCCGAAGTACTGCATCATGTCGTTCTGGAATCACATATTCCGCTGCCTGTGTCATGTCGTGTCTCCTTTTTTAGACGTCAACTGTTTCCTGTTCATAGATAACAATTCCAGCGACGACAACGGCGCCGCTCAAAAGAATCTGGAGACCTAGGTCATCCGTAGAGGCGGCCCAAGGCTGTCCAGTGAAAGGCATGCTAATGTGCAGGTTGCTTGCTGTAAACTGGAGGATTTCAGAAAGGTTCGTCCCAGCCGTATCCTCAATTGTTATGTTGACCGCGCTGGCAGCCGTAAGATAGAGTCCAAGCAAATTGACTCGGTAGCCGGTCTTTGCTGCTTTCACGGCCTTTGCAGTTCCAGCACCGTGGGTGAAACCGGCATAAACGATTCCACGCCTTGTTACTTCAGCCATGAGTATCCTCCTTCAGTAAAGGCCCGCCACCCCAGGTGTACAAATTCCTGGGGTGGCAGGCATCAAGGTTACGCCTTCAGTTGAACGAGCTTCATGTACTCGACATAAAGCGCCGATGCAGAACCGCCGGCAACACCATCCTTCACGTGGAAGAACGGCGTAAGCCCAACGTCGTTAGGAATGTTGCCAGCATCGGCGATCGTGACTGTATCGGCCTGGGCAGTCCCATTGACATAGAACGTCAGAGTCGTGACGCCGTCGAAGTACATCCCAAGCTTGATGGCCGTTCCAGCGGCGACAGTACCAGTGTTTCCACCGATTTCAGTCTCGGTGGTATTCTGGTTCGTCGCGGTATCAAGCTGAGTTTCGGTTGCAAGTAGCGTTCGGAAGTAGAAACCATCCGTGAGATTCTCGGCGCCAGTGGCGTCAACAGTCACGTCATCAGCGTTGGCAGAACCAAGGCCAAGCATGAAGTATTTATCCGTCACGGACGACATGATGACCTTTGTCTCGAACCACATCTTCAGGCCCGAGTTCTCGGTAATCTTGACCGGGCACCCTGCGCCACCATAGCCTGACAACTTGATGGTAACATAGTCGTACTGCGCCGTACCAGCGGTACTAAGCGTGAGATAGCCACCAACTCCAGGCGTACTTGCTGTAACGGCGTCACCGGTAGCAACCGTGCCATTAGTGTTCGTGCCAACGTTCCAGCCTCTGTCGGTAGCCTCACCCACGTCAGAGAACTGGTGTTCGATGATCACTGCTTTACTGATCCAGTCGGGGTCTGCCTTGATCGGGCAATCTGCCCAGAAGCCGGATGTCGGACCGGAGGTTAGCCTCGTACCATCCCAGACGACCTTGACATCGTTGCCATCACCAAAGGTGACCGAGTCATTGTCACCGAGAAGCATATCCACATCTTCAAGCTGAAGCCGGGTGTTGCCGACATCAAACAGGACATACTGGGTCGTTGCTCCGCCGAACCACTTAACGTCCATATCGCGCGTGCCGTTGCCGATATTGATCGACCCGGTGTCGTCGGCAGCCGGCTGAATTAACAGCACATCGCCGGAAACCAAGGGAAATCTTCCGCCATCAGTCAGTGCGAAAGCTAATCGTCTGAGAACATTGTAATTTTGGCCGCTCATTGCGGAGTCCTTCCCTGGGTGGTACTATCACCCACTTTCTGGCCGAGGCCAGCAAGGTAAAAATCTGAGGTTGTGTCCCATCCGTTGATGTCAACCATTGTTGTGTCTCACTATGTGTTCGCCGTGAACGTACAAGACGCCAGTGTACCGGTGTTCGTGTAGCCTTGTGCGCCTGTCATATCAACGAGTTGACATCCAGGGGCATATCCAGCAACAGAACTCGGAACCGAATCAACTGCCGCGAAAACAATGCCCCGTCCAGGGACCTCGATAATCGCGCCGTCTGCTTGCGGTTCAGCGTCGTAAGGTGTTTTCGGCATTGGATTCCCTCCGTGGAAAAAAAGAGCCACTGGGCCCCTAGTAGGGGCCCAGTGAGTCAAATAGGTTATCCAGCCTGGTCGAAGTACTGGCCGAATGCCAACCAGTCGACACTTAGCGTACCGGCGGTTGCAGCGCCGAGCTTCGTGCCAATGATCGGGCACATTTCAACATCCTCGGGGAACGTCGCGGTCTGAACCAGCGTCGAGGTGACGTAAGTAGTCTTCTCGGCGCCAGCGACGAAAACCTTGATCCGTTTCGCGGCAATCGCGGAAGGATCATAGATGAACCCAACCTTATACCACGTGTCCGCAACCAAGGTTTGCAGGTCGGTAATCAGGTTCTGGACAGTCTGGCCAGTAGCCTTGTACGAGAACGTTAAGAGAGCGTTCGTGCCGGCTGTTCCGCTGTTGACATGGACTGTGTTAAAGCCAATCCAATCAGCATCTTGCATGACACCAGTGTCATCGACTTTCGTGTCAGCGGCAGCACCTCCGGGATTCATGATCCCAAGGAATAGCGACTGAACGTCGTCTACGACAGTGGAGGTCTTGAAGCGTGCCTCGAATGCAAACTTGTAGCCTTCTCCGGCAGTCGTGTCCATGGCGAGCATGTAGGCACCGTTGTTGTTGCCTTTTTGCATCCAAACCTCGTCGTTATCGGTCGACCCATCCTGGGTGAGAACAAGCGTTCCGCATTCGCCTTCACTAAGGTCAGCTTCGGCGCCCTGATTGACCGTGGGGCCGTCATCGGCGAAGCATGCCCAGCCACGTTCGTAGGTGGTCCCGTTCGTCGCAAATCGCGGCGAGTCAAGGTAGTCGTCGAACTGAAAAGCACAACGGCCGGCATCGGCGTCAGTGCGCCATTTCGAAAGGTCGCCCCAAAGGGCGGGACTTGGACCGCGAATCGTTTGACCCGCATATCTGACTGTATTTGTCATGTCATCTCTCCTTGTGAGAGTAGCAGCCCTTCAGTCCCCCGACTGAACTCAGCTTCGCGTCTACGTCGACGCAGGGTTCCTCGCTGGGCTTAGTAGTGCGCTGATGCCCCCATCAGCTTTGATTCGCGAGTTGCCTCGCAGGGTCGCTCGCACTTGCCTCCCTTGGAGAGGTAAGCGAAAAAAAAGTTCAGTGCGCCGCCTGCCGGCGCACTGAACGTCAGGGTTACACGTACAACACCGCGTTCCGCCTTCGATCAAAATTCAAATAGTTGTACGAGAGCCAAAGCGTCGAGAAGAACACGTTGTCCTGGTTCGGCGCCACGCGGGCTTCCGTCTCTCGCAGGTAGTCTCCCTTGAGACAGGCCGGCAAGAAGGTGTTATGGTCGATCATGTAAAACGGATTGGTCGTATCCGCATCGAGTTCCGGAACCCAGATGATTGGGTGACGCCGGAAGGTCATCACGCCGTCCATGGACGCCAGGTCACGGCCCAACGATTCGTTCTGGCCTTCGCCGATGTCCTCAAGGTTGGACAACGTCGCTTCGTTGACGTAGATCCGATATCGCTCACCACCAGAACCACGGAAGTCCTGGATGCTGATCGGGCTGCGGAAACGACAGCTACGATGCGCGGTACGAGCCTTTTTGACCAAGTCGCCCTTGGTCGCGTTGACGTATTGCGCACTGTAGTTTTTGAAAGTCGGCGAGTCGTCAAGATTCACGCCACCAACATCGGTGTGTGAACCAGGATACGCACCCGTAAAGCCAGTCGTCGCATTTTTGACAATCCAATAAGGCACACCCATCGGGAGAACCTTGTCGCCAACTGCTGGTGCGGACCAACCGTACGTCTCGAGTTCCTCAACCATGTCGATCATGGCGGAAGCTCGGCGAGCCTTCACGGTCGAAACGATACGCGAGGTGCCAGCGTTCATCAGGATGTCGGTCTGATAGACCAAGGCCCAATGGGTGCGGCAGTGTCGCCAATCCAAGGTCAACTGGTCAAGGACGTCCTCGATGTTGACTTGTAAGGACTCCAAAAGACCAACGTGGCTTGCGGCCGACGCGACCTTATTTAGTAATGTACGAGAGATCCCTATGCCGGACTCGAAGGCAACCTTGTCCTTCTTGAACCACTTCGAGAACACTTCGTAGTGCTGCAGGCTTTGGGCGATGTTCTGAAACTTGTTGCGACCAAGATCGCGCTGTACGCCAATCACCATGTCGCCAATGTCAGTTGCTGTTAAAGACATAAGTCAACTCCTTTTTGAGCTAGATCTCGATCACTTCGTTCTCACGAAGGCCGTCGCTCCCTAGACCTCGCTCTTGCAAAAATTTGTTTACGTTCGCTTGGGCTTGTACATCCTTCGAGAGGGGTTTCCCTTCTCTCGCCGTTGGTCTAGCCAAATGCTGAGCAAGTCGCTTTGTAACCTTTGAAGTAGTGTCCTCGCGAACTGCGGTTTCGTGTATCTCAGAAAACTCTGCTCTTATTGCTCGGTCAAACAGTTTGTCGGAATCTAAGGGTTCCATTCCCTGTAGCTTCCGACCGGAAGCGATTGCGTTCATTGCGGTATTCAGCCGCACGCGAGCGTTAAATTGCGGAGTTCCCTTTAACGTATGTCGAGTACCCGTCCCGAAAGTAATGCTGTACCCTTCAGGAAGGGAGTTTACTCTTGTGTCGAAGTCATCGAACCTTTGCTCAGCTTCTTTCGCGGAGGCTTGTGCCTCTCGCTGCTTCATAGCAACGCCGATATTCGACAATGCAGCCTCAAGCTGTTGAGTCCTAGCTGCAGTCGCCTGGTTTTGCTGCTGGTAATGGTCATTCATTCGATTGAGAAGATCAATCGAATCTTGTCCCCATACTTCGGGGTCCAGGTTCAACTCGAACTCTTTCTGAGGCTGCGCGGGCGGTGCAGGGCCAGCCGGAGGCTGGGGAGTCGTAAACTGCGGTTGCCCCTGTTGCGGCGCCATGGGAGGTACCTGCTGTTGGAACTGCTGTTGCGCGGCCGGCGCATTCGAGCGCTGTTGGCCAGGCACCTGGTTCGCGACCAGCATGGACTGCTTATCCTGCCATGCAACGGCTGCTAACAAAGCAGCCTCACTCGGAAATGACTTCTCGGCTTCTTCGGCGGTAATTCCCGCCATCGACAGAGAGTCTTCCGTAAACTTTGGTGGTTCCTCTGTTACCACCTCATCATCGCCTTGCGGCGGTGTTTCTTTCTGGGCCTGCGGTTCAGGAGGCCCCTGTGGTTTCTCGACCGGATCGCCCTGAGACTCGCCCTTTGCCGGCAACGAGTCATTTATGGCATCTCTTTCTCCTGCGAGTTTCTTATTTTCTATCTGCTTTTCAAGCAGTGCTTCCTGGCGGGCGGTGGTGTCATCTTCGGGGCTGGCCGGCTCGTCTCCGGGGTCAGCAAAGCCATCGTTGCCGTCCAAAGCGTTCAAGACCGAGTCATGCTCATTAGCCGGGAAAGCTTCGCCAGTTAATGTCTGGTCGAATAACGCCGCTTCTTGCGATTGAAATTCCTTATTTCCAGAGTCTTTCGTCATGTTTTCGCTCCCTTGTAAGCTCGGCGAACCAGAACGGAGACTTCGGATCTCTTCGATTCTGGTTCGCCTCGGGCAGCGGCTCCGCTTTATCCGCTAAGCTACCCGTATGGTTGTGGTGCCCGAACTGCCAGGTTTCATTGTCCTATGAAAAGTGTAAACCAACAAATCCTAGAAGTTGCAATCTTCTATTCGCTTCATTAGATCTGCTTTCGCCTCCCGCCTTGCCATGACCTTACGCTTGCCCGTAAGGTCTGACCTGCCCTCGGAGTCCTTTACGTCAAATCCATCACGGCCGGTATTCAATCCGGTGGCGCGAGCCACCTTTTTGTGGTCATTTGGGCTCGTAATGATACAGGCACCAGTTTTGGGATCGAAATCGTTCATAACCCCATGTGCCCTAAGGGCTGCCGTAGCTTCTGGGATCTGCCCAGGAGACACTCCAAGGGCATCAGAGTGATATCCAGTGGCATAGACGTTACCCGTCTTAGATCGCCCCCTAGAGGGCTTCCCGATGACTTGCCGGGTTGTCGTTTTAGGTCCTCGGCCGCCAAGTAACATTGCCTTCGCTGCTGCCATTTTAGCGTCGTGTTGTTTCTCCTTCTCGGAGCGAGCGTCTCTTTCTACCATTACCATAAGTCTTCTCCGTTTTCTTTTTCTTCGAGTGATAGTCTAAGCCCCAGGATTGACGTTGGTGGAACTCGATCGTGCCGTACCTCCAAGGGCTTCATAAATTCTCGACGACCTTCTCTTAGTTCATAAAGTACCCAATTGGCCAGTGCGTCCGCAATAACCCTGTCCCCGTGGGCTTCACCCGCCCCGGCGGGATCCTTTGTTGAGATT